ACATTATGAATTCCCTCTTTATTAATAAATTTTATAGTATCTCCTTTATTTATTGTAATACTTTTAGGTATAAACTCTAGACCTTTAGCTATTACTTCGTGTGTCGTATTTATTTTTTCATCTACTGGTTTATACCCAGAACCAAAAGGAGATGATTTACCATCATGGTTAGGAGCTACATTTTCTTTTTTTAATCGTTGTGTTTTATTCTTAGATGTTTCCTTACGTTTTTTAATGTATTCAAAAGCTGGTTTTAAACGTTTTTTTACTTCTGGGTCTTTTGCTCTATTTAAAGCTGCTCTAACTCTTTGGTGAATTAAATTTATAATTTGAGACTGACGTTTGTGTGGTTTATTTTTAAATGAAGCTTTATTTAAAGTGTCTACTATGTCTTGTCTTGTAGAAAATTTAACTTTAACTGTGTCTGATGGATTTTCATCAGTGTATAATCTACGTCCTGATCCTTTAGGTTTTTTACCTGTTCCTTTTTTAGGATCTGCTTCACTAATACTTTCTTTATGTGTTGTTGTTTTTAATGTTTTAGCTAAGTTTAATGCTTTAAGATATTTTTTATCCTTATCATTTAAGCTTTTTCTTTTTTTAAGATTAGATATTGCTTTAGTTATTCTTGATAAAGGAATTTTTTCTCCATCTTTAATTCTAAGTCTTTTTCTAACTGTGCCTTGTTTTAAATTGCCTGCTTTTTTACCTTTAGCCGCCATTTTTTCGTAAGTGTCACCTTCTAAGTAACCTCTTTTTTTAGCTTGTTTAGGACTATTTGTAAAAGTATCACTTGCTTGGTATCTTACTTTTTGAACTTGATCTGCTTTATAAGGTGGAAAATTTTCATTTGTGGGTGTATTATCATGATTACATTTATGACAAATGTATAAATCACTGCCACCATCTACTATTTTCCAAGTCCAACTACAATTATCGCAAATAACACTGTCTTCTGTTACCTTTTCATACATTTTTCTTTTTAAAGTACCTTTTAAATAGTCAGGTACTTCCATATATTGGTCTCCTTGTTTTTTAAGATCTTTACTTAAACGTTTAAGATTTTTACTATGTTTAGCTTTTTCTTGGTTATTCATAGTACCCCTCATTTCTCTTACTGCTGCTGGGTCTTCTACTTTTAATCTTATGTCTGGATATTTGTCTTTTAATGCTAATACTGCTGTTCTATTTTCTTCAGAATCATCAATAAAGTAAATTGTTTGATATCCTTTATTTATATGTTTTTCAATCCAATTTGCTTTGTCTTGACCTGTAACTTTACCGTCTACTTGTAATCCTAAAGGAACTACATAAGCATCTAAACCTAAATCTCTTTTTAAATATCTTGTTACAGGATGTCCTATAGAACGGGCTGTTAATATTGTGGTTTTTATGTCTGGTCTACTTAATGAGTCTTTTAATTTACTTACAACTTTACTATTTACAATAGCATCTCCTATTTGTTTTTCAAATTCAGAAAAATCATATTTTATTTCTAAACTACCTAATCTTGCTTCTAATTCTTTACTTTCTTCAGGAAATTCAGTAGATGCTATGTCTAATTTTTGAAGAAAATTAGGATCACTAGGACTAGTTATAGTTGTTTTAATGTTAGCTTTTACTTGAGCTATTGTGTCATCAAAATCATAAACATGTAAAACTTTACCAGTTTCATATTGAGCATCTTCATACATTGATCCTGCTCCTCCTTGTCCTGAAGCCGCACTATATTGTCCTCCCCTTCTATATTTGTATCCAGGAGGGACATCATCTTTTTTTGTATAACCAGCTTTAAATTCACTACTTTTCATATAATCTAAAACATGATCATTTGGGTTATATAAGTCTTCTTGAATGTTATCTAATACTATATTCCAAATTTTATCTTTATCTATATGGTCAGGTAAATATTTTTGAAAAAGATCTTTTTGATCATTCATAATAAATTCTCTCATTTTAGTGCCTGACACACCTCCTGCTTGTGGTGGAATTGATATTTCAATTACCTTTACACCTTTTGGATTGTATTTTTTATAATTGTCTGGTTTGAATGAAGGGTCTGTTAGTACTTTAAAACGTGGATAATCTTTTTCTCCTGTACCTACATAAATTGTGTCTTCTTCTGTGGCTTTTTCTTCTACATATTTAAAAACATCAGCAATGGGAGAATCTGAAGCTGCTGGTTCGGCTTCAACACCATATATACCCCATATTTTAATAGACATAGCTTGTGTTATATCATCTCTTTTTTTTGCTCCTACTCTAACTAAAATTTCTGCCCCTGATTTTTGGGAAAGATATTTAGCTACAGCATAATGTCCAGCATGGGGTGGTTTAAATCCACCAGGTAAAAGTGCAATGTTTGCCATTAATTAATACAGTTTGTTATAAATATAGAACTCTACGAGAGGGCCATTCTTTTTTTCATCAACACAGAAGTAGTTAATTTTACTGCGTTGTGGAGTAACTTTGTAAATTGTTCAAAGCCAAGTTCAGATGGATCTTTATCACCCATTTCTATAAGATAAACTTGTTTTCCATAAGACATAAATGTTTCTGCATGGTTAAAAGCATCTTTTAGGGCATCTTCATCTAAGGCAAGATAAATCTTTTCTACTTTAGATTTAATAATTTTTGTCATTAAAGATGTAGACAATCTTTTTCCAAATAGAGGAATTGCATTACGTTTAATCGCCATAGCATCAAACGCACCTTCGCATAAAATCACGGGTAAATCCCAATTTATATACATTTCAAATCCAATTATGTCCTTGGTACTGGAAGCCAACTTATGTTTAATATACGCGTTTTTATCGAACGAACGACCCACATAATAATTTAAAAAACCATCCTTATCATATGAAGGTATTACAACCATATTTCTTAATTCACCTTGTTCACAATAATGTAAATCATACTTTACTACATCTTGTTGAGTGATTCCTCTTTGATCTAAATAATGTAATGCGTGTTTTGACAATATCGCTGAAGACGACATTATAGGCGTTACTCCACGAGGAAATTGCAAAGAACCCGATGGGGTTTTGGCGGTGATATATTGTTTAAAACTATATTGAGAATCTATATTTTTTAGTATTTCATACGCCTTAGGTGTAGCACTTATTGTTTTAAGTAGTTTAAAAGCACGATGGCCTTTATAACCACAAACCCAACATTGAAATTTTTGTGTTGCTAAATTAACTGTGAGTTTTTTCTTATGGTGGTTGCAAGAGGGACAAGTAAAAACAGCTTCTTCACCCCCACGAGCAGATTTGCTTCTGCCTAAAATAGATTCTAATAACTGTTTTAGTAAGTCTTCTTTCATTTAAAATCTTTGTCGAAAAATTTACCTAAAATATTGTCATTAAGATATAATTTATCTTCTAACACCTCCAATATAAATTGATATTTACATTCTAAATATGTAAGTTCTTTTTTATTGTAAGCTATTTGTAGGATTTTTCTTTCTAAATCATCGTCATTAGCATCTTTTAAAAAACTGTGGGAACCATAGTAAGTTTTCCAATCGCTTTCTTTTAACACTCTTTTAAATGTTGGTGGACGACCTTTACCTTCATATAGGGCTTTTTCTTTTTTGCCTAACTTTTTCTTTAAATTGTAAATTAAAGATTTTTTACCAATGTATCTTTTTCCAGTTGGAATGTGAGTTGTTTGATAAATAAAACCAAATGCACCTTCGGGGAGGTCATTAATTTCTTGTATAAGTTTATTTTGATAGTACCATTGCATAATGTCAATGTACAAAAAAGACCCTGGAAAACCAAGACCTTTTAAATAAATATTTTATTAATATTAGTCTACGTAACTAATTCCGGGAGTACGAGTAATTTTAATACTTTTTAAATGTATTTTAGAATCTGCAGCTGTGTTTTGAACAATAAGATAAGGTACTATTACATCACCATCATCAAAAGTAAATGCTGTTGTTGCACTTGGTGCAGCTAACGTACCTGCATTCATTGAGTTATTTTTTATGTGAGAAAATGTTACTACACCTCCTGTAGTTATGTTAATTTTAAATCTATGATTTGCACCTGCAGGTGTTGATTCACCTGAATCCTTAAATACTGTTGTACCATCATTAAGTCTAGTTGCAATTTGAACATCATCTGGTGATTGAACACCAAATGCTACAAAGTCAGTGTAAAGAGGATCACCTGAAGCTGCTGCTAATATGGCACCATGGCCTGTTTCAAATTCTTCTATTTTTCTAAATCCAATTGTAACTGCATCATGGTCAGTAAAATCTTGACTGTTAAATGTTGCATCAAAAGTTAATGCGTGAGTTCCAACTGTACAAGCAGCATGTCCACCAAATTGTGTGCCACCAAATATAATTTCAAGACCTGTGTTGTCTGCAGTTGCGCCTTGTAAATTTAAACCTGTAAATGTAAGGTTTGTGTCAATAGCGGGAATTGTACCTTCAACAAAAAATCCATTTCCATCTGCTGCGTATGCACCAACGTGACTTACTTGACATGCGGTTGTTTGACCATTTTTTCCACCAAATATCATACTGAATAATTCACCATCTGCTAATACACCTTGAGCTCCACCAGCACCTGAATGAAATGAAACTGTTGGAGTAGGACATGTAATGTAATCCCAATCTATAATGGTTTCTGGTGTTAATCTTGTAAGTGTACCATTTATTTCTAGATTATTAGAGGTAATTGTTCCACTTGAACTTATGTTTCCTGAGGATGTTATATTTGTAGAAAACTTAGCTGTTGTGCCTGTTGTATCTAAAAAATTTTCTCCACCAACTTCAATGTTTAATGTTGTACCAGTTAAAGCAATATTAGTATCGCCACTCGTAGCATCATCATTTATTCCATCAAGAGTGATTGATCCTACATTTGTAATATTTCCATCATTAAATGTTGTTGTACCATTTATATTTAATCCCCCTCCTATTAATTTACCACTTGCACTTATGTTACCTGAGGCTGTTATATTACCTGTTACATTTAAATTATCATTAAATGATATTACTTCATTTGATGCTCCTGCTGATTCAAATCTAGAAGCAAATATTGTTCCTGAAGCACTTATATTACCTGAGGCTGTTATATGGGAATTGCAGTTAAGGCCTGTACTAAAAGTAGTAGCTCCTGCTACTGTTCCACCGTCTGTTAGGTTTAGCCCACTGTCAATTAAATCTATAAATTCGGCTTCTGTGGGGTTATCACCTGTGTTAAAATAACTTTTTAGGGTTGATCTTGTTTCTGCTGACATATTTTTATTTTATTATATAACTATAGAATTATTATTATGATGTTGGTGTTCCAAAAAATCTAAGAAGAAATTTACCTGCATCGTAAGTACCTGCTGTGGTTCCTCCATGAGTTAAGTAAATAAAATCATTTACAATACCTCCTGCAGGAATTGTAAATGCAGTTTTTAAAGCCAATGTATGAACACCACAATTAGCTAATACATGCTCGCCTTCACCAGCTGCGTCTTCAGCTATCGTACCACTAGCATTTGCCGCTACATTAATATCTGGATCTCCTGTTGTTGGTACTTCTAAACAAACTATCTCACCCGCATATACTAAACCATTATTTGCTGTTGTTATTCTTGTAAGATAAGCAGCTGCAACTCCATCTTCACCTATTACATCTCCCGTTGCTCCACTTGATAAAATTAAACCTGCACCTATGTCTATAAAGACTTCAGTTACAATATCTCTACCAATTCTAGAAATATTTATTTCAGGTGATACGGCATCTATCCCCCCACCAGCTGCTAGACCAGTAAATGAATTAATAACCATCTTGGAATTCACAGTTAAAGATGTTGTATTTAAAGTAGTTCCTGCTTGAACATCTATATCTATAATACCTGCGTCAATGTCTAATATTGAGCCTGCATTTGCATTAGCATCAATTAAAATTGCTTGACCTGCTGTATGTGCTGAATGTAATGTTATAAGGCCATCTGCTGTGGAAGTTGTTAATGCAATATCATCTGCGGCATCTAATGTAATATTATCTGAAGCATCTATGTCTACTGTTACTGCGTTAATATCAATAGTAGCGGTAGAAGTTAAATCTAACTCTCCGCCTGTTGCTGATTGAAAACTATTTGCAAAAATAGTTCCTGAAGCACTAATGTTTCCACTTGCTGTTATATGACTACTAAAAACAGCAATTCCTGCTACTGTTCCACCGTCTGTTAGGTTTAATCCACTGTCAATTAAATTTGCAAATTGAGTTTCTGTGGGTTTATCACCTGTGTTAAAATGTCCTTTTAGGGTTGATCTTGTTTCTGCTGACATATTTCTTTATTTTATCTTGTTATACATATGTTAAGTATCCCACCTCAATACAAGAGTTGTATCTGTTTCGCTTGATGTTTTTATAGGTTGGCCTAACTTTCCTACAACAAGTAATTCATTACTTTCATTATATAAACCTACTGTAGTTATGTATGGTTTAAAAAGAGAACCTGTTGCAAAATTTGCTAAATCTTCTGTTTTGGATGTTTTATATTTTCTTGCTGATATGTTTGTTGTACTATTAAACTCATACTCATCAATGGTACATTGATACTCATTTTCATAAATTAAATGTGATCCTTGAAATTTTAATTGTTTAATTGAATTGTCACCTACTTCAAAATTTTCACCTACTATAAAATCTCCTATCCCTCCTAAAATTACTTGATATTGGGGGTGGGTAATAGCAGCTAATCCATTTTGGTAAAAAATATTTCCAACATAAGGAGATCCATTACTACTACTATAATGATTTAAAATTTGTGTGTCTGTTAATCCTTTATTAAATATGTTTATTTGGCTTAAAGATCCTGTTAGGAAACTTGTATTTCCCCCTCTATTACCAATGTAAAGGTTAGCTTGATTTTGTGTTTGGTTAACTGATCGATCTATAGCAGTTGTTCCACTTGCTATTCCGTTTATGTATATCTTCATTTCTGATGATAAAACTCTACAAGTAACTTGTTGCATAGAACTTGTTGTAAAAGGAGAACTTACTGTAGTTGTAATGTCTCCATCTGATCTTCTAAAAAATAATTGTGGGGTATTTGTTGCATTATCTTTAACAAATATTTCAAAAGGAAACTGTGGACTTGAGGGTACATCTTTTGTTTGAAAAGATCCTGATTTAGTTGTGTTTACGGGGGTTCCTATAGGTGTAGTTTCATTAGGAATTATAGTTTCTGTGGTTGATTTTGAGATAAGATAACAAGATTCATTTTCTACATATCCTACTTTAAAAATAGGATTATGGGTACTTATTTTCATCTTTCCTATACCCCCCTCCCCAAACCAATTTGCATTAGTCCAAAAATTAATGGTAAAATCATCTCCTTTATTAAAATTATATTTTTCGTTGTGTCCTAATCTTACTTCAGATTTTCTACCATCAAAATCAATTACAGGAAATTCATGTTTATGTAATATTTTTTCAGAAAAATTAACATTTCTATATCTAACAACATTAAAATAATAACTGTCGTCGAATTCATCTCCTAACTTAGGGGTATTATAAGAAGATATTTTATTTACTCTAGGTTTACCATCTCTATAAAAAACACTTCTTTCATACCCATTAAATGTAATGTAATTATCTAATGTGTTTAAATCATATTTTTCAAATCCTTTAACGGGTCCAATATTTAAGACATTAGAACGAATGTCTGTTTCATAATCATTTAAGTTAGTTCCCTTAATTATTAAGTTTCCATTATTATCATCTATTACTTCATAGATACTAGAAGAAAGAAAAAAAGTTCCTGGTTTTATTTCAAAACCATAGAGACCTGTAGGGATAGATAATATATTTGCTTCTTTATGTAATTCTCTTTTTTGATTTAAATAATGATTATTACCAAATCTATTATTTATATCTCTTTTAAAATTTTTATAAAAAAGATGATCTAATTGTCTATATTTTACAGCATTAATAGTGTCTGCAGGTAAACCATAAGAGGTACTAGCAGAACTATAAAGATCTATAGATTCAGAAGTCCACCTTGATTGAAAAACATTTACACTGTTTGAGGAAGCTGAACCTGAATCAAAGTTATATTGTTTATGGGCATTAAAGGGTACTACTGCTATATCCTGGGCTGTAAGTTTTTTATAAACTGTTGACATTCATGGTACATTTTAGTAATCTAGTTTTACTCTAATAAGTGCTTCTTTTGTAAAATCTTTAGCTACAGGTTGGCTTAATTTTGCAACTGCAACTAAATCTCCACTGTCATTATATAATCCTATTGTTGTAATAAATGTTGTAGGGTTGTCAATCATAGATGTGAAATTTAAATTTCCTACATTGTCTATAAATGATGGGTTTGTTGTATAATTAAATTCTGTGTTTGTAACTCTAGTAAAATAAAATTGTGAACTTACTGTTTCTTGACTGTCTACTATAAAAGTTGGTGTTGTAGTAGATCCCGATATGTGGTTATATAATTTTTGGTGATTTTTTGCATCATTGTTTGCGGTAGTAACTGGTGTTAAACCATCTACATTTTGTTTTAAGGCTGATGGGTTTAATATAATAAACCCACTGTCTGGATAAAATAAACCATATGAACCACTAGCTGCTACTTGTGTTAAATTACTTCCCAACATTGTTCCAAGAGATCCTGACACTATGTTAAATTGTCTACCTGCATTTGTATTAGTTGAAGAACCTGTTTGTGTTACTGCATCATCAGTAAGGTGAAGTACTGCCATTCCACTAGATCCTGATAATCTTAAATCTAAAGTTCCTGGTTTTAAGTTATGTTTAAATCTTGCTCTTTCAACATTAATAACATAAATGTCATCAGGAACAAAACCATTAAACGAAAAATTCGAAGCTTCATCCCCAAATACTAATTGACGATATTGGCTGTAAACGTTAGATGAAGGACTTTTACCTTTAGCCCCTGTGTCGTTTGTAAAATCTAAAGAACCAGATCCCTTTCTGTGTCCATAAGCAATAGCATATTGTGTTGCTGATGTTGTGTCTGATGTAACTTTATTAAATACTTCTATATAATGTGCACCCGAACTTGTAGCGGTACCAAATATAGCTTGTGTAGAAGAAGTAAAGGCTACTGTTAAATTATTAGTATTATCTGTCCAAGTAGATGTTGTTAATTTTTGGGTATCATTTACTACGTCTCTATCTTGATATCTTATTAAATTTGCCATTTTTATTTTTTATTACGCTAATGTTATTCCTAATTCTCCTTGAACTGCTGAATTTGCTACTACTTCTTTAGAAATTTCAACTGGAACTGTAATTTTAGCACCTGAATCCATTCCTTCAATTGTTATAGTAGTTAATAATTTAGTATTAGTTCCAAATAATGAAGTACTATTAATAGATGTTAATTGAATGCTGTTACCTATTACTGTTTCACTTACTGCTGTTGATGCATAAGTGTTAGATGTTGATGAATCCGCTTGTCCTCTTCCTAAACCTTGAAAATTTGTTAATAATCTTCTATCGGCAATTGTTGCTCTATATCCTCCTGATTCTTGTGCATTGAAAGATCCATTAAAATTATGTGTTGTTGGATTAAGTACAAAAGAAGAACCAAGTGTTAAAGTAACTTTACTTACGTTACATGTTACTATAGGTAGTTTTGATGTACCTCTTGGTAAAGTTATTAACTTATGAATCATGATATTGTTTTCATCTGGTATTGCTTCAATAAGAGGCATATTTTCAATTGCTTCCCCCGCAAATTGAGAACCATTAGGATGATTTTCATTAAACAAAGTGTAATCTATTTCATCATCCCCTAAGGCAAATTGTGTAATTCTAAAAGAACCATCATTTCTAGAAAGTAATTCACGTCCTCTTTTTGTTAAAATTGCATCTACTGTAATGCTTTTATTGTCTAAGTATCCCATTGTTTTTATTGTTTGTTATAAATATATATACTTTTCAGAAATATTATATTCCTCTTTTTGGTGCTTTACTTTTTATTGTTTTATCTATTAATCCTGCTTTTTCCAAATAAAAATCTAGGTTATCTCTAACTTTTTGGTGTGTGTTTTCTGGTACTATTACAAATCCTTTTTCCCCAATTCCATCAAATAATTCTGATGGTTTGTTTAAATTAATTATTACTGTAGGTTCATCTCTTAAAACTGACAGTTGATGACTTGAAAAAGGATAAAAATAAGCACAATCATAAGTTCTTGTAGCTTCAAAAGTCTGACCATCAAATAATTCATAATGGAATGTTCTTGTTGCAGAAATTGAAGATGTTATAGTTGATTGAAAACCTCTTGTTCCCCTAAGTTCTGTTGCTGTAATAAAACCATTGTTTGGTTCACTGGCTATTCCTGTTGTTATTTCATCTTCTTGAAGAAAAGCATTATAAGTTACACCCGCTCTATTACCTTTATAATTGTTGGCAGAACCTGTGGCATTACTTACTTTAGGATAATTTATTTCTGCTGTGCCTATAGATTCCATTTTGTTGTTAGGAAGAGAATATAAACCCTTCATAAAAGTTACATAGAATCTATTTCTACCAGATGCTATTTCTAAATAAACTATATCATCATAAAATGCTTTTAAACTACCACTTTCTTGTAATATTTTATATTGATTTATTCTTTGTATAGGCATGTTATTTTTTTATTATTATTTATCTAGGATTATTATTTCCTTCTTCCCCAGTATCTGTCGCAGTTGTACCATCATTAAAACCAAGTCCTACAGTTACTGCGCCCGCTGGTGCTGATGCATCAAAAGATTGTGTTACTAAATTTAATTCTAATCCCAAGGTTGCTGTGTCAACATCCCCCGTGTATGTTGATAATTCTGAAGGTAATGAAGTTACAAAGTTTATAGAATTAGTATTAAATAAAGAAGCACTTACTGCACCATTACTGTCTGAATTAATAAACATGCTTCCATATCCAAACATTCCTTTGTAAGGAGTTTCGACAGATCCACTTAAATTGTCAATAAATTCACCTAATTGTGGTCTAGCTCCAAATCCCCCAAATACTCCATCTTCAAAACCATCTATGTTTGCTGTGTATGAGTATACTTTTTGTAATGATCCTCTATTAAACTTAACAGCATGTCTAGGTTTTAAAGAATTTTTTACTGAAAAGTCTAATAATTTTACATGAACACCTGATCCCTCAAATAAATCTCTGTCTACATGACGTTTAAAAGCTATAGGATCATAATTTTGTCTGTCTACAATTTGAACACTATCATCATTTAAATTTATTATTAATATTTTATCTATAGTAGCATAACTGTGGTTTGCTATTTCTGTGTAAGCTTCATTCTCCTTATCCCCAATTAAAGTGTTTCCTATGTATAATGCTACTACTTTATTTTCTATAACTGGGTTTAAACCATAAGATGTGTCACCTGAGGTAAATTTATTTATTTCTTTACCTGTTAATTTAGATCCATTATAACGGGGATTTTTCCATCCTGCTAGGTCTAAAAGTGAATCATCAAATTCTACGTTAAAACTTTGTGTAACTGCCATATTAATAATCTGTTTCTTTTCCTTTGTCTAAACTACGATAATATATACTAGATAATTTACTTTTCACTGCGTTTCCTAACAATATACTTGATTTTCTTTCTATATATCCCACAGGTTTAGTTGTTGTAAATGGTTGTATAGGTGCTTGTGAAAAATTTTGTATTTCATCTAATATATAATCATCTATATCTATAGTAACATTAGTACCTTGTTCTGTTTTAAAACCATTACTTCCTGTTGTTGATGATAAAATGTTTGTAGTTACAACACTTGAACCATCCAAATTGAATTGACGTTCAGGATCAACTTGGAAGTCAAAAGTTTGATATGATCCTTGTGTCATTGTAACACCATAATCTATTACAGGTAATTCTCTTGCGAATTTATTTCTTTCTAAATAATGTGGTTCAATTAATAAGCCTGTTTTTAAATTGGCTTTCATTGGAACAAATTGTTCTATTAATTTAAATAATGTATGATCTACATATTGAATTAATTTTGTATAATCCCAATAATTATATTTATTTTTTACTCGTTTAAAATATTCGTCTCTTATGTCTTTTAAATCAGAATAATTTGAAGATGTTTGGGCTGAAGGTAAAGGTGAACCTATATAATCATCTAACCTAAAAGCTCCTAATTGATAAACTATGTCTTCATTTAATTCTGTTGTAGGAGAGAAAAATACTCCTAAGTCTTCAAAATCTTGTGGTTGTCTGTCAAGTGCGGATGTTTCTGATTTTTTTACAACTGATAATATATCATCATCTATAACACCTGTGTCTAATCTTACCTTTTCACTTGTCATTGAAGCACCTACTGTGTCGGGAGTAGGTAAATGGTGTGTTTCTACTACTTCTTCATACCTTTCATTCCCGCCTAAACCACTTGATATACTACTATCTAAATAAGTTACATCTATATTAGGGTGAAAACTTGAGATGTCTTGTTTATCATTACTTCCTAAAGGTAATCTTAAAACTACATTATTAAAAGAAGAAGAAATTGAATTACCAGCATACATAAATGGTTCAAGTGCATGTTTTATTAAAGTACTGTCTGACAATAATTCACCATAATGATATCTAATTTCTTGCATTGAACCTGAAAAACGTAAAGTATCTACTGTATTATATGCTGCAGCTGCGTTAGAAGGTACGCCCCCAAAATATGCATGTAAAGCTCCTCCTATAAAATCTCCACTTGATGAAAATGGGTCTCCAAAAGTTAAAGTTCTAGCTTCTTCTGTTTGGGAATGTTGAGCTGTGTATTTAAATGTGTTTTTATTAAAATTAGATTGATAAGCACCAAATTCTATGTTACTATTACTTCCTGAAGTTCCTACTGTTCCTATATGAATGTTCCAAAAATCTCCATTATATATAGGGAAATTAGATGTTGAAGCCACTACTGCGTTATTTATATATAAATCTATTTTACCATATTGGGTTGAATCATTAGATGAAGATATGTCATTTCCTGTGTGGGGTGTTAATATTAAATGAGGGTCTATTCGGTTCTTGCTTCCTGATAAACCAAATAAATGGTAGTTTTCAGTTGATCTAAATGGTTTTATTCTAAATTCTACTGTTTTAGCTGATGATGAAAGAGCATCAGTTAATGATGATGACCAATCTGTTTTAATAAAATATCCAGTGGTTGTTCCTGAATTACCATTTAATGCTAATCCTGATTTTTCATAACTAAATGTTTTAAATGTTGATTTGTCAGATGTAGATCCTCCATATTCTTTTACATTTAATAATGTAGAAGGAATTCCATAACAACTCATTAATGCTCTTAAACCTCTTTCTGTTCCTTTAGTTTTTAAAAGATAAGGTGCATTATGGTATAAACGTTTCCAAATAC